ATGAGACAGCTCATTCCTGCACTCCTGCTCCTCACCCTGCTGCTCCCTGCGGCGGCAGCGGCCCAGTCCCCGGTCACCCGTGTCCAGTTTGTGGCCGCCCTGTGGACCTGCTCGGGTGCTGTCCCCTACGATGCCAACGGCCCTTTCTCCGATGTGAATCCCAACTCCCCCGGTGCCACGGCTGTAGCCTGGGCCTATGATCTTGGGATCGTGCGGGGCACCGGCGGCACACTTTTTGTCCCTGACCGCCCCATCACCCGCGAGGAGGCCGCCGTCCTGCTCCGCCGCTACGCCGTCCACCTGGGGCGGGACACCTTTCTGCCCAGCGGAGTGGCCGCCTGTAACGACTTTGAGGGGATCTCTCCCTGGGCGGACGACTCCCTCTACTGGGCCGCCGGCATCGGCCTGCTGGCGTGGGGCGCGGACGGCAGGCCGGAGCCCCAGGGCACCCTCTCCCCGGAGGAGCTGGAGCAGGCCCTCGCCCGTTTTTTTGACCGCCCTGTCCCGGCTATTCCCTATCTTCTGGAGCACTGGTGAGCTCCCTTTTAAGCAAAAAATGCCTGGAACCATATGGTTCCGGGCGGCACTCCTGATTCACTCATATAGTTTCATTTTTATCCGTTTTGTATAGCTCAAAAGCGATATTTCTTCGGAAATAGTTTGATACAGTATTATACGCTCAGATCCTTGTAAGGGAAAATATAAGGGAAAACTTAACGCCCCAACCCGGTACAAATCGGGCTGGGGCGTTGATATTCACAATCGCTTGGCAATTTACTTTTCGTCGTCCTGGCCGCTCCCCAGCTTGTCCCCTGCTCCGTCCACGGTGGACTCCAGGGCTGCTATGGCCTTGCGTAGCCAGACAGGCACGGGGGCACCGAGGGCGCCGATGTTCTCCACGATACTCCCCAACTCAGTCATGATGTACCACACCAGCACCAACACCGAGACAAATACCTCATACTGGAAGGGCAGCTCCAGTGCCGGAATGTTGGCGAGGATCAAACCAATTACTCCGTCCAGGATAGCGGCCACCAGGACGGCCACCACGGCTCCCAGCTTGTGCCACAGGCCGTCCCTTGCCACCTTGGACGACCACTCCCCGGCCCGGAGGGCGGCGGCGGTGCCGGTGCCGTAGTCGAGCGCCATACAGAGCAGCCAGGCAAGCACCAGCCAGCCAAACCAGCCCCACAGGGCCGTCAGACCGCCCAGCACGGCGGCGACCGCCGCCTTGAATCCGTTGATATGCTCCATATCAATCGTCCTCCCTTACATAATCCGCCGTTTTCCCGATCAGGGCCTCCACAGTATCCTTGGAGTAGTTCCCGGCTTTCCAGTAGTCGGGCTGGTCAATAATGCCGACATTAGCCAGCGTGTCCACGTCGGTGTCCAACTTGGATACATTCGCCGTCTCTCCCCGGCAGAGCGCCAGGAACGCCTCCCAGGCCCCGGCGGTGGCCCGGATGGTCTTGGGACAGTCCTTGCCGTTCCAGCGGTTGTGCTGGACTACATTGTCCAGCGGGATGCCGTGCTCCTCCATGAGCAGGCGCACCAGGGCAGCCGCGTTGGCTTTGGCCGCCTCAAAGTCCCCTCCGGCGTTGACGCAGATCTCGACGGCGATACTGGTGGCGTTGCCCGGCCCGGCCTTGCCGTCCCCGGCATGGTACGCCGTCTCGTAGTCGGGCAGGTGCTGGACAATGGCGTGGTCGTCCACGGTGTAGTGCCAGCTCACCAGAGCATCCTCCCCGGCGGCGCTGTCCAGATAGGCCCCGTGGGCCGCGGCGTCGGCGCCCTTAGCCGTGTTGCCGGTCTCATGGATGGTGATGTAGGTGTCCGGGTTGGTGTCCCTGCCCGGCCGGTTTTTACGCCCGTCGGAGATGATATGCTCTTGGATGGCGAGGCCCGTATCTGTGACCCTCTGAGGGGCCCTCACGGCCTCCAGATAGGCCAGAGACACCCAGCCCTTATCCGTCCTGCCCCAGTCGTCCCGCTCCTCCAGCACGTCCACCGCGGCCCCGCAGGGGTACGCCCCCACCTTGCCGTAACCGGTGCCGGGGCCGCTGCGGATGTTGACGCCGATGCTGGGCGTCACGGTATACTTGCCCATACTCTCCTCCTGTCCCGGCGGCGTCTGCTCCGCCTGCTTGAGATACACGCAAATCCAGTTATGCACCTTGCGGCTGGCGGTGATACGCTCTCCGCCAAAGTCGCACTGGCTGGAGCCGCCCCCATCCAGCATGACGGCGGAGGCCCAGCCCAGCCCGGCCAGCCCGTCCCGCAGAGTTTCTGGCGTGGCTGCGTCTCCGGTGCCGTCTCCGGAGCAGTAGAGGGCCAGATCGCCGCCGCGCAGACCGATGGCGCTGCGCCCCCGCCTGCCGCCCTGGGCAGAGCCGTAGGAGGGCGCGCCCACCGGCCCGGTGCCGGGGAGGATCAGCGGCGTGACCGCGATAAAGTTGGCCGCCCCCTCGTACTCGGAGGTCATGCGGATGTCCGGCCCCCTGTCCCAGGCGTAGCCCATCGCCCGCCAGGGCGTGCCGGAGCGCATCACCCCGTCCACCTTGAGCAGCGGGCAGGCCGAGCCGTCCGGGTTCCACATGCCGCCGTTGAGCACATAGTCCGCGCCGGTCTCGCTCTTGACCTGAGCGAGCGTCTTGCGGCAGTTGGTGATCCGCAGCTCCATCCGCTCCACGGACGAGAGCGGGATGTATGTAATGAGCTTACTCATTTGATTCACATCCTTTTATCCAGCGATCCCGCTGTTGATTACTGTTCCGGGGCCAGTAGCCCGGCCAGCTCCTGGTACTCCTCCGGGGTGAGCCGGTCGGCGGCGAGATAGACATCCATCTTGTCCTGGAGGCCGTCGGTGCGGCCCCGGTCAATAAGCAGCTTGCAGAGATTAAATACCGTGTTCATGTCCTTCCCCTTCCTCAAACAGCATTGGTGGTGATTTCCAACATACAAAGTCGTTCCTCGTGCTCGGACAGCATGTCCAGAGTGATGTCCTCTGCGAGGGGCGGCTGGGGTTCCGGCTCCGGCTCTGGAGGCCGCTCAGTAGGCGTGATGCCCACCAGCTTGTCCCCCTCAATCTGGAGGTCACACCAGCCATAGGTCGCCCACACCGCGTCATGGAGGTGGGCGGGCACCTCTATGTAGTCATCCAGCCAGCAGGCGCTCCGCCCGCTCTGGCTCTGGATCGGGTGCTGGCCGGTTTCCAGCGGTTCAATTTGGATGATGGTCATATTTGATTCACCTCTTATTTCTAAACTATGGCATAGTAGTGATATACAACTCCAGATGTATTAAATTGTACATCTGCTGCACTAGTCGGGCTAAGGCCAAAATACCAACTGAAAGTTTTTCCATCCGTCGATTTTTTACCGTAAGTATCTCTTGGATTATAATTGTAGCCCATGCCAAAACCAAAGCCGCTTGTATACTCAGTAGGGATAATACTGCTTGGAATAATATTACAAATATCAGAATCGCTGATACTTGTATACGAATCCGTATGTTGAATACCATAAATACAGAGTAGTTTAAAGGGTTCGGCTAAGGTTATTTGATTAGGGTTGCTTTTGCCTGATTTTCCCGTTCCCACATAGCTCCCCAAAATAACCTTCGCCCCCGCGTGCTCGTCCACATACTGCTTATTAGCGGCATCCGTGGAATCAGCAGGAGCGGCCAGATTGGCTATCTTGTGACCACTCATGCTGATTGCCCCGGACATGACTCCACCGGAACTTGCAAGAGCCCCCACCTGCTCCGCCGTAACGGCGTGGGGGTTGTTCTTGTTCCCGGTGTGGGCAGTCAGGGCCTG